TCTTTGGAAGAAATCGCTACCTGTCCGCCGGAAATATCAACGTCTTTGGCTGCTGCTGCGTCAATATCAACACCGCCCGCGCTTGCGGATATGCCGATTGCATCCGCGCCCGTTCCGGCGGATTGCAAGAGGATTGAGGCGTCCTGCGCCCCGGTCTGTGCAATAAACAAATCATCCGCCGCGCCGTTTGCCGCGTGGGTAAAAGTAATGGCTTCATTGGCCCGCAAGGTGACAGCCGCGTTTCCAAAGGTCACAATGCCGTCGAACTGAACAGTCCCGTCAAATTCGGAGTCGCCTTCAACATAGAAGTCCTCGCCGTCCATCGAGGCGGTGCCTGTCGTCCCATTTCCGACGGTAAGATTGCCGACACGGATTGAAACGCCGTCGCCTGCTACGGTTGTAAATGTCGCATAATCGCCGTCGGTTTTAACGATGGATAGGGTTTCATCGGTTGCGTCCTTCAGGATCAGCGCCGGTGAATCGGTCACGCCGTCATCAATAGTCAAGTTGGAATCAATAACCGACGTAATGGAAAGCGTGTCGGTTGCCGCGTTGCCGATGTCCACGTTGCCGGTGAAAGAAACGGCTTTCGGGAATAGTGTCGATCCGGTTGAGGTTCCGCCGATGGTTATGTCACCCGTTCCGGCGGCGTCAAGCGTGATAGCCGCGTTTCCTGAACCAGCCGGGGCGATTGCCGCCTGATACCAGCTTGCGGTCGTGATTGCGCCGCTAACACCCAAAGACGCGAAAGTTCCCGCGCCCGCCTTGGTCACATACCAGGTGCCGCTGGTGCCGTTGATATCGTATCCGTCCCCGGCATTGGTGATCTGCAAGCCGTGGCCCGTCCCAGCCGTTTTGTTAATAAAAAACGTGTTGTTGCTGCCGTGGGAACCGTTAAGCTGAACGGCCCCGGCGTCAACTGTGATTGTGGTGCCGACGTTATAGGCCGCATCCAGGCTGCCGGATGTTCCAGCGCCCCAAGACCAAACGCCCGCGCCATCGGTTGTTAAATACTGCCCGACAGTTCCGTCCGCCGGGATCATATTGAGTTTGGCAGCCGTCGCCGTAACCGTTGTCCCGGCAATCTTAAAATAACCGCCCGACTCAACGTCTAAAATTCCGCCGGATTCGACTTCAATTTCTCCGCCGGATTCGACGGTGATCTGCCCGCCACTTGCAACTACTTCTTCATCTCCGCCTTGTTTGTGATAGACTTTCGTAGTGTAAGACGTATCAGCCGCCCATAATACAGAGCTGAAGAGAAAAAGAGTTGCTATAATAATTGAAAGTTGTTTTTTCATTTTTCTTTTCTCCTTTTCTTATCCGGGCTAGTTTCCCAGCCCGGATTTCTGTTTAGTCGTTAGCTGATTACCGGTGCATCCAGCATATGGCCCTTAATCAGTATGATTCCGGTCGGCAGACTTATTGTCCCCGTTACCGTTCCAACAAGCTGAATATATCTCTGCCCGCCGACATAACCAAAATGATACACAGCATTGTCTTCTGATGTTGCGTCGAGGGTGAGAATTATGCCAGATGTTACGGTCACGCCTAACATATCGGCGGTCTCAACTGCTGTCCAATCGGTCCCATTCGGGCTATCAGACATAACCCAAACGATTTTGTTTGATCCGTCCAGACCGCTGCCGTCAACGCCAACATGGAATACTATTTCGCAAGAGTTATAACCGGCGAGGTCAATGTCCGTAATCGTCTGTGTAGTTGACACGGCAATTGGATCGAGCAACGCGGTTACTTCGATATTATTGTGTAAATCTTTCATTGTATTCTTTCCTCCTTAAAGGATTTTTATTTCTTAGCTTGTGTAAACTTTCAGCGCCTTGATCGCTTCGTAATTGACAATTCCGCCGCCGACGCGCTTTGTGGTATAGAACTCCACATAAGGTTTGCTTGAATAAGGATCTCTCAGCATTCTTATTCCCTGGCGATCAACAATCTGATAAGCCTCTTTCCAGTTTGCATACCAGATCGGGTATTTGCTGCCGCCGATGTCATCGACAAAATCATCAATGGCAATCGGTTTGCCTAACAGAGTGTCAGGTGCATTTTCGGCAAGGCCGGGTCTCCACAGATAATTTCCTTCTCCGTCCTTCATTTTACGGATTGAGAGAAGGGTATTATCGTTCATCAGGAATGTTGAATTGACACGATAGGCACGTTTGAGGGCGTGTTGTAACTCGATCAGTGAATCGGCTTTGTTGAGCAAAGTCGCATGACCGCTGTAAATATAGCCGACCTTGCCCCAGGCGTAAGAGGAGTTATCAATCTTGGAATAGGCATTGATACCCTTGGCCTGTTTAACACCGTCACCTTCCCAGAACCACGTCCCCTCTCTCTTGGCGAAAGTCCTGCCGATGAAGCGGCCAATATAAGCCTCAGTATCGTAAGCAGGATCATCGAGAAGTATCTGCGTAACTTTGGGTTTTGCCGACATTTCTTTGACGAATATTGAGACTTCGGCCAGTGTCGGGGTGTCGGTAGGGTTTCTTGTTGCTTTTTCAGTTGTGTCTTCAGAAGACTCGCCCAACTGATCGACGAGTATTTTATATTCGTCTGAGGAAATTGTTTCTACGCTGCAAAGGCTACGCATCTGAGAAACATTACTCAAAACTTCTTTCATGGCTCCATGAACCGGATCGGAAGTTACGAAGCCGCCGTCAGGATCAGACAGTGTTGACAGTTCAGCTTTAATGCTTAAATCACGGAGGCCAGCATCTGCGCCGGTACGCAACCATTTCCCGTATGCAGCGTTGTATTTCGTCCTTGCATCGTCGAGTGCCGACTTTCCGCCGTCGGGAAACTGGCCTTTGGCAACTGCCGTTTCAATGGCTTCAAGTTGGCGCTTCATTGCGCTAATTTCATTTATTGCACCGTTGAGTTTTTCGACTTTCTCAATCAAAACAGCGGGTGCAAATCCCTTTTTCTCTATTTCGGCAATCCGCTTGTCATTAGCGGCCTTAAATTCTTCAACTGTTCTGCCGAGGTCGTTAATAAGTTTTTTTACTTCTTCCATTTTAATTTCCTCCAAATAGTGAAATTGTTTTTTTAAGTTGTGCTGCAATTTCTTCAACTACACTTGCAGACTTCAAGCCTCGCGCCAGAATAGTCCGCGCCTCATTTTTGGAAGCCCCTACATCACGCAGAGCCTTCTCGTATTTTCTTGCAATAGGTTCGTCATGCTCTTCAGCCGTAAAACCATCCGGCACATGCGCAAACATGCTCAAATCAAACTGAGCCTTTGCCGCCTTGCCGTCGATAATGGTATCAATGAAGCCCTTTTCTTTCGCTTCTTTTGCCGTAAACCACGTTTCCGCCTTCAGCATGTCGCGGATTTCTTTTTTGCCAATGTTCGAGTTCTGGGAGTAAATATCAACCATGTTGCCGCTGATCTTTTCGAGAATGTCCGCGATTTCGCGCAAATCATATTGATTGCCAGCGGCCAGCACCCACGGATCATGAATCATGAACATGGCGTTTTGATATGCCTGAACCTCTTTGCCGGCCAACGCGATAAAGGATGCAGCGGACGCGGCAAGCGATTCAATGCGGGTTATGATTTTGGATTTATGGGATTGCAGGGCGTTGAAAATTGCCATTGCGTCAAACACGTCCCCGCCGGGTGAATTGATGCGGACGGTCAAAGTCTTTGTGTTGATCCCGGCCAGAGCCCGGATAATTTCACCGGCGTCATTAAAGGGCCAGCCGATCACGTCATAGATCATGATTTCGGTGTTATCGTCGGAAAGCGCCTCGATCTTATACCAATCGGCTTTGTCAATCGGCTTATTCCAGTAACGGGCCGTCGCTTCTGCATTCCTTTGGTTTCGATATTTAAAGTTCATTGCTGCACCCCCTGATTATCACCGCCTTTCTGATCTTGCTTAACTGTACTGGTTCGCGTCCTGTACTCTTCGCCGCCAACATAAGGGTTCATATCTAAAATGTCCCGTGCTTCATTCGGGTTCATAATTTCGGTATTAATTGCCGTTTGTAGCCCTTCCATCTGATCTTTGAATGCACCGCGCAGAAGCCCTCGCATTTCAAACTTTGCAAAATATTTTTGCTTCTCTTCATCGGTCAGAAGATCGCGCCTGATTGCAGATTCATAATTTGGTGCGTCGATAGAAAGCATCATGTAGAACAACATGAATTGTTCAGAAGAGGCGAAAGTGGCCGCTTTATCACCGGCAGCAACCAGCATTAAAGGAACTCGGAAGAGACCGCAAATTTGAGCCTCGGTTAATTTCATCTGTTCAAGAAATTGAGCATCAACTAATTTGATTGTCGGAAATTCAATGGTCTGATTTTCATCAATAAGCATGAACTCATAATCCTGACCCAAACCTTCATATTTTTTTTTCAGATTTGCTTTCAGGTTTGCATAGGCCGGGGCATTTAATTGTAATGGATGTTTTATAACCGCGCTTGGGTGAAGTCCCTTGGCAAACCATTTACCAAGATGCTTTTCACTGGCAAGCCCTTTTCCTATGGCTTCACGGGCATATTCAATAGGATTAAGTCCGGTAACACCGTCCATCGTCATGCCGCGAAGATGAAAAACTTGCGTCTCGTTAAGGTGCTTCACTTTGCCGTTTTTAAATCTCACGGCATAGTCAAGGCTATAATCCTCATTTTGTATGATGCTTTCCAGCGCACCTGGTTTAATCGGTATTAGTTCGCGAATCGGACGGCCCGGAAGTTGCGCCTTATATGCAACAAAATTCCCACGAGTAGAAACGTGGGCCTCAGCCATTCCCCAAAACTCCGGGGCGGACATCCAACTATTCGGCTGATTTAAAAGTTTGTCGTATAGATAGAAATCCTCTGCTTTGTTTTTTTCTTTGCCCGATTTTTCCATGATATGACAGGGAAGACGTGACAGCGTAGCGGCTCTTAATCTCACGCAACTTTGAACAGTAATAAGACGCATGGCCGTGTCGCTAGAAACAGAGATTCCGCTTGTTGTTGAATATCCGCCATAGGTGTCAAGAATAAGTTTTTCAAGTGTCGAATTCATAGCAGCCCTCGGCCTTATGCCTGATAGTATTCCCATTACAAAACCCTCTCGCCAATTGACTCACATGCCAACCGATAACAATTGAAAGCGGCGATTTCCGATGGGAATATTCCTAAAACCTTTTTTTCACCGCGTATATTGATGCAAGCACGCCATTTTTTTTCATTCTTGCGTCGATCTACTCCCGGATATTTAGATGTTTTGGAATGATTAATTATATTTTGAAGGTTCTGCCTTCGAGTCACAAAGCGAAGGTTGTTTTTCTGATTATTGAGCCCATCCCCGTCTTTATGATCTATTTCCTTTCCTTCGGGAGGTTTACCAAAAACAACATGGTGCATCCTGATATGTTTTCGTTTTTGATGTAGCTCTCGTGCGATAGATCGGGGTTGTTGCCTCACTGCGTAAAATGTTTGTGCCGATTTTAAAGCACACCATTTAAATACATTGAGAGTCTCAAAGTCTTCATCATCGACTAACGCTATTTTGCCCTGTGTTAGTTTAATCTCTTTCATATTCACTCTTTTATAAAAAAACCGGCAGCCATAATAACGGCCCCGGTTATTGCAAAACTAACCCACGGAATAAACAGGTAAAGCCCGAAGCCGAAAAGCCCCAGGCCAAAGACCATTAGAAAATCCCGCAATGTAATTGTTGAAAAGATTTTCTTCACATAAAGCCCAGTTAAAAAGTTAAACTATCTTTTAAAGTGGCTCTATTATGATTGATAAAATAGATTTATGATAATCCGAAACGGACAAGAAAGGACATAAACGGAAATTATATTTTTATTCAATGCTTGCTTTTTGAAGATCAAGGGCTTCTTGTCTATGGATGCGCCAGCCAGCAACAACCTTAACAGCCAGAAGTTTTCCTGTTGCTATCCATCCCCTAACTGTTTTTGGCTTTACGTCGTAATAAACAGCAACTTCTTTTATTTTTAAGAGCTCTTTATCAGGAAGTGTTTTCAAAATGTCATTACCTCTGCGTTTGGGTTTTCATAAGCTGACTTCTTATTCTTCGCTTCCGGATTCATGGCCATCAACGCCACGGCTGACAGTCCCGCCATGAGTGGATCGATCTTCCCGGTCCCACTGGCCTGTTTTGTGATTAAGGTTGCATTTCCCTTCGGCTCCACGCGGGCATTCCCGACGCACCATTGCATCATCCGGGAGCCGCTGTGGATGATCGACCTTGAAGCCACCTTGACCTCCATCGTCTTGATCGCGCTGTTGAGCCGCCAGCCCTGAGAAATGCCGACGATACGGTCATGGTCGATCTTGCCTTCCCCCTTTTCGTCGCCGTTTTCCAACTCATCAGCGATGAGGCCGGTGCCGGAGGGATCCACGCCGATCCGGTCAAGGAGGCCGGAGGCGTCGAGCTTGCGGACGATATCGCCCACCTCCCGGATGCCCTGCTCGACCTCGGCGACGATGGTTAAGTCTCCGTCCTTCTCGAAGTCGCGGTATTTCGGCGCCTCTGACTTTCGACGTTCAAGGGCGATTTCGTGTGCCCAGGCATGAAACCACATGAGCCATTCGCCGGTTTCTTTGTCACGGCCCACAGCGGCCGCTCCCAGAAGGTCATCAAGACCGCCACCATCACACCCAAACTCAATAACTTCGGAGCGTTCAATGAGATATTCAAGTGTCACCTTCCGGGGAGAAACCGCGGCGTCCCAGAAGGCGGTTCCCGCCCATGCCTGAGACTTCCTAACCATCCCCGTTTCCACGTTCAGATGCTTGGCAACAAAGTCTTGTACTGATTCTGGTCCATTCTCAACAGCTTCTTTGTAGGTGTTTTTCAGGTATTCTTCATCGACAGATGCAGAAAGATTCGGGTTTGTGATGTAAAAATATTTCGGATCAAGATATAGCTTTTCCTTAACCATGTCAGGCGGATATTCATATAAAATAGGGAGAAAAGTGTTGTCCTCAATCTCGCCATCTCTAACCTTCCTCGCGTAACTTAGTTTTTTGGCAAAAAACCCGGTGGGAGCGTTCTCTGACTGCGTGCTGGCATAAACAATAAACCCCTCCGGCCTGCTCATGAGTCCGCCAGTCGCCTCCAGGATCATTCCGTCTGACTTTTCGCTTTTTCCAAATTCATGAAGCTCATCTATGAAAACCGCAGTCGCCTTAGTCCCTGAAACGGTCTGTGAATCGGCGGCAACGACGTTAAGATAGGCTTTCGTGTTGATATGCGTTATTTTATTGCGGAAATCTTGGCAGTGCATAAGGGCGCACAGGTCTTCATCCACATCCGACCGGCACATATTCACCGCAGGGTTAAGTGAATGCCCTGCAATTTTTACGGTAGGGGCCAGGATTATAAATTCCGCCGTATCCCTCCAATTAAGAATTAAAGCGGTAAGCATGATCCCCGCCGCAAGGGTGCTCTTAGTATTTTTTTTACTAATAAATATAAAGAATTGCCGGATGAGCATTCTTCCGGATTCCTGGTCATAGGACCCGAAAATAGCCCGCACCAGATCCCGCACCCACGGGCGGCTTACCTCCCCAAAGGTCGGCCATCCGGGCATGTCAACGATATGCAACGAACTAAATACCCTCCATGCTCTGTCGGCATATTCCGGGAACAACGGCGGGAAGGTGATCAGGCTTTCACCTTTCAGGATGCGGGATTCCCAGTTTGGACAGGCGGTGGACCAGTTCATTTATCTGCCCCCTCGATACCCCATGAAGAAAAAGCGCAGCATAGATTGTCAGCAAGAGGGCCGTCATATCCACACCCTCCGCACATCACGAAATACCCGCCATATAGACTATTTAATTTCGGATCAGCTACCGATAAAAAAACTTTTTGCCCGCACGATGGACACTTCTTTAGGGCGTCAAATATTTCACCGGGAAAATGATCGTACGGACTATTTTCGACCGCGCCCCTCCATGCCTTGTATAGGCGTACCCTCTTGGCCATCTTCATCATTTCACCACCCTCAACGGCGCGGGAGCCGGGGCATACTTCCCGCCACCGGCTGCTTTCGCCTTATCCGCCTTTTCGTCTTTTTTCCCCTTCGGCCCCTTTTCATCCCTATGGACGACTTCCGCCGCCCGAATCCGCAGGGCCATATCCACAGTTGGATCATTCCAAACTTTCTTCAAGAACTCCTCGGCGCCCAGAATGTCTGTTGGCGCTTCCGGCTTTCCCTCGCCTGTCTGTTCGGCAAGCTCAACGGCGAGTTGGGCCATAAGTTTCTTTTCGGCCAAAGATAGTGGCTTTTGCTTTTTGTCCTGATTCGCTACCCGTATCAAAAATTCCTGATAGAACCGGGCCTTCGCCTTAACACCCATGGCCAGCATCTTTTGTATTTGCTCATATTCGGCCCGCTTCTCGGTTCCCGCTCTTGGTTTTCTGTCTGTCTGCCCCTTCTTTCTGCCCGCCCCTGGTCGCGCCCCACCTTTCATTTGTCTTTTTTCTCCTTTAATACGGAAAATTCATGCTGACATTTTGGGCATATAATAATATTTGGTTTTTCTGGCCCTTGATCTCCCCCACCTTCACCATCTTTTGGTGGTAGAACAGCCGTCATCATCAACTCAAGCTCGTGAGAATTAAAACCTATTAACTCCATATCCATAGAGCCGTCATCAAGGTTGATAATAATATCCTTGAGTTTCGGCATATCGAACTCGCCTCCGTGTTTGTTTGCGGCTACGTTCGCGGCGGCTTCTTTCTTTTCCGTCCAATTAACCTCTCGATATGTCCAGCGCCCGGCGGGTGTTTCGATATAACCGAGCGCGACAGTTCCGGTTTTGTCTTTGTGCGGCTGTTTTACAATCGGCCAGGATGGGTCAAAGTTTTTCGTTCTTTGATGACCACCTACCATATTGCCGGTTTTGATGTTTACAACAATCCCGGACAAATCACCATATTCAGCCATTGATTTCTTCAACATTCCAAGCTGTTTTTCTGTAATTTTACGAGGATTATATGGTGCTGGTTTAAGATTTAACACCGTTTCCTTATCTATTTTAGCCATTTATACACCTTTGATTTTCATGTACCAAAATTCATACAATCAAATTAATTCTGCAAATGAG